AGAATCTACTGAATTAGCACCTAGCGAACCTACTGGAAGATTACTTACAAGAAGCCTCTTACTCGTACCACCATCATTAACTAATAACTGTTCTGCTCCATCTGGTGATGTTAATTCTGTTAGTTCTGATACTTTAGTTGTTGCCATTGTTTACTCCGTAATAATATATGTAGGTGTTGCTGAGATAGAGGCTTCCGTAACAAGATAGTAACCAGCTAGATGCTCCATCTCTATTTCTAAAGCAGAAGATTCAGCAGGGTCAAACTCTCTTTGCCATTGCCTTCTATTTGCTAATATAGTTAGAAGTTTCTGTTTCTTCCAATGTAATCTACGAGTTGGTGGAAACCTTTTAACTAATGGTCTGAAACGAGCCATTAGAGTCTGAACCTCATCTTCCTTCTACCAATTCTTTGTCTATCTACTAAAGACCTAAGTTCATCTTTAATTTCTTCTATGAGTGGCGAATACTTTGTGATAACTGGGTCATCTTTTTTCTTAGAAATCTTACCGCTAGGCGTACCCTCATACGAGCCACCTTTAACTCCACTTCGAGAATCATTAGGAGTTTTTGTAGTCTTGCTTTTAAATTCATAAGTTGTTGCCTCTGTCTTTCCTTTTTCGTTATTTGATTTAAGTTGACTACCTTTATAGGTAGGTGCTTTGCCATCTGACTTGACTTCTTCAAGTTCTTCTTTTGGGTCTAATAAACCATCAAGCATATCCATAAGAGAATCTAGTTCTGTTTCTTCTTCTGGTTCATCTGCAAATCTAAGAGCATTTTGTTCAATATATTCTTCTTCTGAAATACTCTCTTCATCTTCTGGGTCATAATGCAATTTATAAGTTTCCACAAGCATCCTTGACCAGATTTCTCTTATCTTGGCTTTAAAGCGTTCCAGCTCTAAACTTGTACCAGTATGTTCTTCGCAGCTGTCTTTAAATATGTCCACTAAATTTATTCCTATAGTTACCTTTCTTGTTAGTTTCGCTTAAGCGTTTGCGTTCTCTCATATTCCAGAGAGTATCTTGATTTCCAAAGTGAGGTTTACTTTTGTTAATAGAAAATATTACATCTCCTTTTTCACCACACTCTGGACATTCTTTCTTTCTATTTCTATCTGACATAGAACACATCTCTTCAAAGATATGTCCATGATTACATTGGTAATCATAAAAAGGCATAGTTATTTCTTCTTTTTATTCTTTTTAGGCGGTCTGCCTCTCTTTCTTCCGTATGTTCCCGGTCCACTAGGCATATCTATTCTCCTAATTAATTCAGAATAGCCTCCTCAGAAAAGAAGAGGCTATAACTTAACTAACTACTGATTAAGTAGCAGGTACTACAAACGCAACACCAGCATCATTACGAAGTTCTGCAACTCCATAAATAGTATCTGAAGTGAACAAATCACCTAGGTACTCCTGCTTATATTGTGTCTGCGAACGCACGCCCAATTGCTCCGCTAGAACGAAAGCATCTTTGTGCATCAAGCATCCTACTCGGTCTGTAGCACCACCACCACCCGATTGAGTAGTAGTTGGACAATTAGATGAGATGTAAACATCTACACCATATATCATACCAATCTTGCCAGTACGGATAGCATCGCCAGAACCGATATACTGTTGTTCAGTAAATCTGTTGATACCCAGCATATCATTAGCTGCAACTGGTGGAACAATCAAAGAACGATTGTCCATTGGTACATCAGCATTATCCAGTTTAAGAATCATCTTTCTAATTCCATCATCATCAACGTCTGAAGCATTGCTTGAGTTTCCTGTATAAAGCGTAACACCAGAACCACCAATAACTGCTGTTTCCCATGATGCTGCATTATCACCACCAACTGTTCCGCCTTGTAAGGCTTCCCATAAAGTACCCAGTTTAGTGTCTACTTGAGTAGCAAGTGCATAACCTGCATCGTCTGTGTAGAACTTCCTCATTGAAGATAGTGATTGCACTTCTGCAATATCTTCAATCAGTTTTGAATACTCATAATGTTGGTCGATAGATACACTAATGACAGTATTTGTTGCTGCCGATAGTGTAACCTGTGTGTTTGCTGCTTTAGCACTAGCTGAACCTCTTGAAGGAACTGGAATGTGAATCGTATCACCTTTCTTACCTTTATGAGATAGCTTAGTAACTAGATTAGCAATCACTAAGTTCGACTTGTACGCACCTATAACTTCATCTGACCATAGTTCAGGAATGAAGTTATTGGCAATCGTAGTCGTAACTTGGTTTGTGCCTAAAGCCATTTTCTTCTCCTATTATAAGTAAAAATTATCTGACTCTACCTTCTACATAAGCTTGCTGGATTTCATCCGACAAGGATTCGTATCGTTTAGGGTCAGTTACCTGCAGGTTGATTAAATCAGCCCTGCGGTATACCTTTTTCCCACCTATAGAATCTCCTGAAGAGCGTGTTTCTGAGCTAGTTTTTCGTAGTGCCTTCTTTCTTTTAGTCTTCTCTTCTTCTTTAACTTCTGCTGTTTTACTTGCCATGTTAAGTTGTTTCCAAGTAGTAAACAGTTCATTAGCTGCTTCAAAGTCATAAGAATCAGCAGTACGGAATAACTCTTGTCGTATCTTACTTGCTCCAATCCAATCCTGAAAGTCTTTACTCTCCACTATTTTTACATAATCAGGATGAGCAGCTTCTAACTGTGCTGTATTCAATGCCTGATTCTGTTTTATTCTAGTCTCTTTAGCCTTTATCACATCGGGATGTTTTTCTATAGCTAGGTTAACTGCATCAGCAGGGTTAGCATAGAACTGGTCCTCGAAGGGGATTGGTTCTTCTTTTGGTGGAGTAGGTTCAGTTGCTTGTTGTTGACTTGCCATCAAGCTTTCGATTAGTTTGCGTTGGTGTCCAACTTCTAATCCTTGCTTACCCAATACTTTTTCAGCATTTTGGTGCATCTCAATAACATCTTCAAGTGTCTTACCAGCATACTTCTCAGGAATGATAGTTTCGGGTTGTTCTGCTTCAAGCTGTGTTTCTTCTTGGATATCGTAATCCGCTTGAGTTTCCTGTTCTACTTCTACTACTTCTTGATTTTCTGTTACCTGTCCTTCTGTTGAAGGTGCTTCTTCTACTACTATACTCATGTTTTGGTCCTCGCCCTTTCGGGTTATGAAGTTATATTAGGTAGAGTCCTTATGAATCGGATTGTTCTACCGCTAGTTTTGTTGCATCTTCTAGACTATGTAACTGTCTTAGAATATCCAACTGACCTTTAGCGTGCCAAAGGTCTTTTTCACTTTCGAGAGTGCGTATGTCTCTTACATTCTCTTCAGTAATCTTTAAGTCTGCTACCAAATCCCTCCAGCCTTCGGTTTCAAACATATCTAATCTGTCTTTTAAAAACTGTTCGTCAGTTTTTGCCATGTTTATTGAACTGTTGTATTAATTGCTGCTTTAGAACCTGCTTCTCTAGCTTTAGCTAGATTAAGAATTGTCTCAGATTTCAGATGTTCCATCTCAGGTACATTTCTCTGTGTCTCAGATTGTTGATTCGCTATATCTGCTTTAAGCTTATCTAATGTTAAAGCATCTTTCTGTAGCTTAATAATTGATTCTTCCACTTCAATTTCATTTGGAACTGCTTGAGCAGCTTCTGCTTGCCACTTAATTGCTTTAGCTTTCTCTTCTTCAGCTTCTGCTAGAGTTTTCTGAATCTGAGCTTGAGCTTGTTGTATTTGTAATTCAGTTCCTATATTCTCCAGCTCTTGTGCTTGTGGGTCTTCTTGCATTAGAGCTTGTACAATCTGGTCACGGTTATGAATACTTGAGTTCTGGAACATTGCCAGTAAAATAACATTAAATGCAGGTGAATCTTTAGGCATAGACTGTAGCATCTGTACCATTTGCTGCATTTCCAACTCTTTAGCCATGATTCCCATAGTAGAATAAGGTATGAACTTATAATCATTAACTGGATATCTATCTACATCAAACTGTATCTTTCTCCACATTGATTTCTGTATCAAAGGAATAAGGAAAGTATTTTGGAAATTCATCAAAGTACGCTTTTGTCTCTTTATAGCAGCACTTTGCATCATTGACATACCACTAGCTGTTTCTCTATCACCTTTAGTAGCATCAGAACTACCTGTTCCCATTTGAATCATGTTTTGTAGACTAGCTACCTGATTAAATGTAGATGGGTCAGTAGTTCCCATATCCAAAGGCATAATTGCTTCTCTAGGTGAACCATTAGTTAGTACAGTCTTTCCCGGTCTTACTTCAAACTTAACACCTCTAGGCAATCTTGTAGCATCTGCAGCCATCATAGGTGTAGTAGTTAGTGCTAGAGAGTCTATTCTAGCTCTCATCTCAGCATCTAATGCTTTTTGTGGGTTGTATCCTTTCTCACAGATACCTCTTCCCCAGAATTTATTAGGTACGATGTCATGTTGATAAGATATAAATGGTCTATCTTCCATGATGAACAAGTTAGGTTCTACTCTTAATATGTATTCATCATTACATATAGTAACTACAGCTTCTACTAAAGTATCCTTTTTAGTATACTCAAAGTCATCTTTATCCTTACCGGGTTTCAAGAATCTCTTAGGTACTTTACCCCAATATTCAGTTATCTTGACTGAATCTGATTCATCAGCAGGTTTAATTTCTGAGTCATAACCAAACTTAACAGTATCATAACTACCATCAAGAGGTACATCTCTATATATACCTGCTAGTATTCCTTCAACTACATGATAACGAGGTTTAATAACTTCATGAGCTACGCCTAACGCCTCATTAATTGAATTAGCTGATGGGTCTATAAGAAATTCTTTAGGAGAAATGGGTTCAACTCTAATATCTATTGATGGATATTCTACTAATTGACGAGTAGTAGTAGTAGTACCTTCTACAGGTACTTCAGCAGGTGAGCGTTCTATGTTTTGTTCTACAACTATCTTACCAATGCCTGTACCATAGATAGCACTATTGATAAAGACTTCACATATAGCATCTTTAACACCTGTCTTCTCTAAATCCTCTTGTAGGAGATTGCGTACATACTCAGCATCCTGTGGATTCTCATCAAGCATGTCATCTTGTATATCAAACCACTTACCTCTACCGAATGTAGCTTCTTCCAACTCAGCAACTGATGATTCAACTGCTTGTTGTAGAGCTGGGGATATGATTCTTGACTTTTCAGAACTTCTAGTCCTGTCTTCCTGTAACCAGATGCCTCTCCAGAGACGATAATACTCATCCCACTTAGTTACATAGTTCTGGTCACGATGGTTTCTCCAGCTTTCTAGCCTATAATTAAGCCAGCCAGCTAAAGCTTGGTATTTAGTTTCTTTATTCTCAAACATTAATGATTCCTAAAAGGGTTCAGCATCAAATTCTTCACCTTGTGGTAATTCTCTTCCTTCAGGATAAGCTCCTGCACCTTCTCTATTTTCTAATTCTCTGTCTATAACTTCTAGTCTGTTTTTAGCTGCAGCCAGTTCAGTATTATATTTTTCTATATCAGCTCCTAGCCAATTTCTTTCTTGCAGTTTTGTTCCTATATCTTGTAATTCTTTTAATTCCTCTATAGCATCAGCACGAGCTTCTATAAGTTTAGCATCAGATAAACCTGCTACCTGCTCAGGAGTCCTATTCATGTGTAGAGTAGCTGAAATATCATCAGGTGCTGTTAGCATACTGCCATCTTCTGCTCGATTGCCTTGTAATCCTCGTGATTTAGCCGCTTTTCTAGCTGCGGCTGCTGCTGCTCTTGATAATGCCATGAAAGTTCCTTAGAAGAAAGAATATAACCGCTGAGTATAGCACAAAACAGGGTTGTTAGGGAACTTTATTTAATTACCTAGTATCCTGCGACTTCATCCATAGGTTTCCAGTCTTCATCCATATCTATAGAATATGCGAAGTCCGCTATCGATAATTGGTCTATATAAGATAGACTATCCAGCAAGTCATCATGTGAAAGATGATTGGGAAAGTCTAGTAGTTGAGATAAAAACACTTTCCAGTCCTTATCTTCATTGAAAGTTATCTGTCCATGTTCCATTCTACCTTGTAAAGACCAAGTAATTCTCTCAGTCTTCTTTTTACCGCCATGTCTAAGTTCATCTATGTGGATAAACCTGTTTTCACTCCTCATTTCATCCTCTAGATAGGGAAGAATAGCATTTCTTAGAGAACCAGTTTCAATTCCTACTGTAGTAGCTTCATTTACTGTAGCAGCTTTAAGGATTTTCTTGGCTGTGTCCTTAATTCCCCACCTTCCGTGTAGAATATCCTTAACCCACCACTTATCTCTATCTATTTTAACGATAGCAATGGAAGTTTCATCTAATTTAGAGCCTTTTAGTCCTCTTTCCTTCTCTACAGCCTCAAATCCTGCTGGGTCTACTGCTATTATGAAGTTTCCTTCTTCAGGTTCTATTCCTGTAGAGAACCATTCCTCCTTAAAGATACCTCCAGAGAAAGTTTCAAAGCTTGCTTCAAATTCCTGCCTGAAAGCCATAGTAGACATAGACTTTTTAGCTGCCTCTACTTCATCTGCTGCTATATAAGGATTATCTATAGAGTTAAAAGAGAAAGTATCCCAGTCTTCATCATCCTTAGCTTCCATAAACAAGTCATAGAAATGGTTTTTACCTGCTGGTGTACCTATAAATAGTGCTTCTCCACGAACATCAGCCAAAGTGGGTCTTAATATCTGTTCCCATACAATAGGTTTCATACTAGCATACTCATCTAGTACAACATAAGACAAACCAACACCACGCAAGGTATCTGGTCTATCAGAACCCTTAAGGTATATCTTCCTATCATTGATTAAAGTAAGCCTAGCTGTATTCTCGTAGGCATCTTTTATGACATCTGCTCCTAGTTCCTTGAGCATACTCCACATAATGTCTTTAGATTGCTGGAATGTTGGACCAACATAGAACACATCCTTGCTATCTGACTGTAAAGCCTTGATTAGTAGCAACCAAGCAGCTAATCTGGACTTACCAAAGCGTCTTCCAGCACTAACAATCTTGAATCTCTTAGTTGAATTGAAGATTTCCAGCTGAGCTGGGTGTAACTCTACATTAATTTCTGCCATCTATGCCTATCTGAACGAGTAGTATATTCTTTAAAAACTTTCTCTTTTATTAAGTATAGAGTTTTAGGTTTATAGTCTCCTTGAACAGGAGGAAAATCCATAGGTTTCAAGTCATTGTCCTTTATACATTCTCTTATTTTCTCTGTAAGTATCCAATAAAGATGACACTTAGTAACATATACCCACCAAGAAGCTTTAGTTGTTTCAATACCTGAAGGTTTACCTCCATAAGCACATTCTATAACTACATTTCCAGTTTTATGGGAACTTCTATCACTCTTTACTTCAATTCCTATCTTCTTTTCAGGAATATAAATATCCCAATCTTTACAATAACCTTCTACTTTGTAAGCTTTAGGATATTTAACTTGAACTTTCTTTAAAACCAACCTTTCGTTATTTTCACCAAACTCCAAGTCCTGATTAAAAGTCATCCAGTCATTTCCTCCATGACTTCAGCAACAACAGCATCCTCAGATTTGCTCCTTAGTTGTTTAGGTTTGGTTATTTTAGCTTGCTTCTCAAGCTGGTCGGTAGTGCTTACATTGATTATAATTCCACCGTCATCCTTGCGATGATTAATTTCTACAGCTTTAGTAGTAGGAACAATTCTATCCATACACATCTTTAAACAATGGACATCCCCTTTCAAAGCTCTATCTATTATAACCTGAACTATCTCAGGTCCTCTTTCAGTCAAAAGCTCTCTAGACAAGATAGTGTACTTGTTCATAGAACCTTTAGGTCTACCTTTAGGATTTAAGGCAGGCATGCCTTTATAGAGATTAGGATTTCCTTTATTGTTTCTTCTTCCGTCTGTTGCTTTCAACACACACTCCTTTAATTAAATAAGAAGAAGTATATCATAAAAGGATAAACAAGGAGGTAATTATTTAAGAAATAAGAAGGGAATAGAGAGAGCGTAAGGAGGGGGTTTCGAGAGAGCGTAAGGGGGGAGGTTCAGAGAGCATTAGGGGAGACGTTCCAAAGAAACAACTCACTCCACACTACTTAAGTATTACGAATGTAGAGTAAGTTGTTATTGATACTTGTCTAGTTTGCTGCTAGTGTCTTTTGAAAAACATCTTAACTTCCTCCTTAATGCTTCTCTTCAGTCTTCACTCTAGTAACTGCCTTAAGTGGGTAACAACAGTCTCCTCTGTGTCTCGTGTATCTTAAGTAGCCAAGTCTGAAGGCTAGATTGTAGCATACTTTTCCTGTTTTGTAAACCTATAATAACATTTAGTAGCAAATCTATTTAAAGGTAGTAGCTAAAGGTCCAAAATCCTCTCTCATCTGGAGATGATTGTTTATTATTTGAGTGAGCGTATCAAATAGGCTCCTCCCGGGGGTAGGTTAGACTGTAGTAGACTGATGTTGTTTCAAGTTTGACTGTCATCCTTGAAGTTCGTGTGTATAAGAGAGTGATAGTGGTATAAAGAGATAAAGATAAAGGATTAAAAATTATATCAATCACTGAAAATCATGAGCTTTGCGTAAGCTGATACGCAATGATTTCCCCTGTCTACAACAATTCATAACATGCAAAGCTAACCAGCGATAATCTCAATCACCACTGTAAATTATAAAGAGTTTAATTGCGTGGTGTAGGTGCCTTGTAATCTTGCAAAGGGCGAGTCAGATATGCGTCACCTAACTTCGAAACCGCTGGTAAGCTCTCAGAGGATTCCAGAGAAACCTCTGATAGTCAAAAACCTTTGGGGTTTTGTGACTTTGCTCTAAGTTATGAATTGCCTTATACCAAAAAAGGAACGCTTTTTTGCTTGAACCGTAGTTGCTCATGCAACTACTATAACTGTATCTACTCTCTGAACAAAAGATTATACACAAACCGCAGAATTGTAAATCCTATACAAGCTCATTGTCTCTAACTTCCTCTGTACATTTGATACGGTTGTTCAACTGTACATTTTAAGTTGATACAATGGGGATTGACATTTCTGCTTCAGCATAGCTGATTTGTGTCTATAAGGGAAAGGTTCAGAGAGTTCTGAACATTTTTTAACTTTAAAAGGATATATATCATGTCTAGAAAATATAATGAAGTTACAGTTAAGGCTTTAAATCTTGCTGTTGTTGATGAAATAAATAGAGTTCGCTCATTACAACGAGTGGCTACAAAGCCTGCAGAGCAGGCAGAGTTGCATGGTCTAATGCAAAACTGTCTTAATATTTTAAATACTATAAATAATACAGGAGTAAAGTTATGAGTAATAAATCAATGAAAGATAAAAACTATCGTGCTAAACAAGCATCATTGGCTAAACTAGGTAAAGGTATTGAGGAGCAATTTAGTAACATATTCTCTGAAAAATACTTTACTAGAGATAATGTTGTCGCCAATCGGGAGGGTATTAAAGATGAAAACTTTTCCTCTCTAGGCAACATGATTAAAAGTGTCTGTTTCACATTACAAAATGGTGTTAAACAAAAAGACTCTTACATGGATACTCAGTTAAAAGAACTTAAAGGTTTAACTGAATCATCTTATGTAGGTAGTGATACACATGAAGATAAAATTCAACGCAAGATTGATTTTATTGAAAACCTACAAACCTCTAGAGATGAAATGGAAACTGTTAGAGTTGCTATTTATAACATTCATGTTAAACAATTAGGTCAAGAGTATGTACCACCTACTAAGCGTTCTGCTACTTCTGATGTTAATTCTTCAGCAAGTTTACAAGCACTTGAAATACTTAGACAACATGACTTAACTGTTAGTGATAGACAGTAACATATCACATAAGGCAGGTAGATTAACTTCTACCTGTCTTTTTTTATTGTTCGTAGAAAAGCAAGGTATCCTAATGTCTTGCGACAAAAGGATTATTATTTGTATTAAAAATACAACAGAGTATTTTTAATTAAGTAACTAAACCCTTTCTTAAATGGATTAGACTGGGAAAATAAAGGAGAATGATATGTACCCAATGTATGAAGTAATAGTACACGGTGTTAGAATACATATAGATGGTAAATCATCGTGGAAAGGATTAGATAATGCTAAAGATATAGCAGATAGTTTCTTAAGATATGGCTTTCATTCAATAGAAGTTAGAGATAAATTTACTGGTTCTATTATGTATCTTATGACAATCAAAGATAAGGAGGAACTCAATGCAGTATCGTAATGAATGGGGAGAACTAGAACACCCTGAAAAGAATAGAGAATTTCTAGAAAAGGATAATGTCTATGAGGCTATGCAATTTGTTGATGAAACTATCAAAGGCATTACTACTGATAAACATAAACAACTTGAATTAACTATGGCTTGTTATATTTTATATAACACCTGCTGTAAAGAATGGAGCAACTACCATATCAAACAGGTAGCAAAGTTAGCAGATGAAAAATAATATCCTTAATCAAATAGTAAGATACAGAAATCCTAAATACAAACAGAGATGGATAGGCTTTTGGATTGGGATTAGTCTGGGATTAATACCTTATTTATGGCACATGTATGTATAGTTTTTAAATCCTTTTTATCTATACATTCATAGCCAAGTGTGTGTAAGTTTTATCATTTGTCTTACACATGTGACTTGTCCTAAGCAAGACAAGTATAATCGGAAACTGCTTATCGAAGGTGTCCTGAGTATGACTACCGTTCAATAAAACTGCTCACCTTATTTTAATAGAGGAGATTAGTATGGGATTAGTACATTTATATGATGATTCAGATGCTAAAGATGTAGCAAGAAGAGTAGTATCTAATGCTTATGATGGTAGTGATTGGTGTGAAGAAGGTTCTATTCGTAAAGATATTCTTGACCAAAATGAAGTACATTATGAATTAGTAAACCTAGTAAAAAGACATCGCCAAGATGTTATCCAATTAAAAAAAGATATTGCAAAACTAAAGGAGGAATTATGTACGACATGATAAATGATTTTGTTAAGACATATAGAGAGAGTGTTAGAAGTCACTTGAAAAGACATGACAAATCTTTACATTCTATGTATGAAGCAATCAATGCTATATCTAATTTAGCAGGCATGCACAAGAAATTAACAGATGAATTAGAAGAAAGAATAATACTTCTGGAAGAATACATAAAATTACTTGAGGAGGAAAGATGATTGAAAACTTACCTTCCTTCTTTACATTAGATGAAGAAGAAGAATATATGGAAGATAATAATTTAAACACATGTAATATGTGTGACTCTGTTCAAGACTGGGCAACTGAAATGTATTGGAAAGGTGAAGAATGTATAGAAACAAATGATATTCTTGGTGACTATACTGCTGTTTGCGATGATTGTTTTCATAAACTAAGGAGAAATTATGCCAACAGATGAAGAAATAGTAGAACTTTGGGAGCAAACTTTCAACGATGGATACGACTGCGAAGATTGTGAGTACAAGAAATTAATTACTGAACCTCATGGTGAAGTGACTAGGCATTGTGCTATGGAACATGACATAGAACAATGTCCTGTTGTAGAATTTAATTTAACAGGAGAACATCTAGTATGAAAGTAAATAAAGCAATAGAACTTCTTACTGACTGGTTTAAACCTGATGATGAGATAATGATAGACTGGCTTGAGCAAGATGATATTATTTTAAGAGATGATAAGCCTGTTACTGACGAGATATGGAAAGAATCATGTCAAAGAGCAGACAGTAATGAATATATATTTGATACAGAAATGGCTCAAATAATAGTTGAAGATGTAATAAGGGAGCATACTAATGAAAGTACATGAAGCAATTAAATGGCTAAGCAAACTACCAGCAGATTCTGATGTCATTATTAATTGGTGGGATTTAGATGATTTAATAGCAGCAGGAGGTAGAGCTGATTTAACTTATGACGAATGGAAACATTTAGTCAATCATATTAATGGCACATCAGATTGGAATTATATATTTGACTTAGCCATTGAAGAGTCACATGATGTAGTGGCTCGAAGGGAAGACTTATTTAAGGGATACAATATAGTACAGAACGCAGACATAATCCCTGAACTGGAGAAACAACTTCTTCAAGATAAGTCTGGGTAATTTTAATAGAGGAGAAAACAATATGTTTATAAGTGATGCAAACTATAGAGATATAGATAGTAGAGCATTGGTAGCTGATGACTTTATAAGAGTACATGAGCAACCATTGTATTGTAAAACAATAGAAGAAGTATCTGAAACTTGGGGAGTTGATAATCCAACTACAATATATAAAGAACAAGAGTATGAGAATATGATAACTACACACAAAGCTGTAGTAGATGATAAAGGTAATATCATATCTATCGTAGGTCAAGGATACAATGTAGTACAGAATGGTGACATCATCCCTGATTACGAAAGAGCAATCTATCGTTCTCAATTAGATACAACTGGAATGACAAGAGACATTCAACAGTCACATGGAGGAGCAAGAACAGTAGTTACCTATACTTTTCCTGCTCATAAAATAAAAGTTAAAGATGGTGATTATATAAACTTATCAATATCTGTTCTTAATAGTTATGATGGCAGCTGGAAATTCATGTCATTAGTAGGAGCATTAAGACTAGCCTGTACAAATAAGCTAGTAATAGGTTCTTGGTTCAGTAGCTTTTATGGTAAGCATACAAGAAGTTTAGATACTGATGTAGCTATTGAGAAACTTAAACATTCTTTAGATGTTTACATAGAAAATGCAGAGCTTTGGAAACAGTATCCAACTACTGCTGTATCTGAACTACAAGCTCACAATGTCTTCTTAAATTTAGCAGGTGAAAGTAAAGTTCTATTGGAACTGTTAAAAACAACACACGCTTTATATGTAGAAGAAGTAGGTAATAATCTTTGGGCATTATTCAATACGCTCACAGATTGGAGTAGCCATGCGAAGTTTAAGAACAAAGCAAACATCGCATCAACTATCATAACAAGAGAGCAGAAGGTAAGGAAAGTATTACCAATGCTTGATGACATTAGACTAGCAGCATAAGGAGGAGCTATGCCAAAATATAATGTACAGATAGAGATAACTTACAAATCATTTCATGAAGATGAGATAGAAGCTGAAGATGAAGCAGAAGCTGAAGCTAAAGCAGCAGAAAACTTTTGGAATGATGAGTATGAGGATGACTTAAGAATGAACATGGATAGTGATGATGAATCTTATGACGCAATGGAAATCATACCTAAAGAAACATGTCCTGTTTGTACAAAGACATACTCTGAAGATGGTGAAGCACCTGATGATTATTTCTATAAGAAAGTCAAGACATTTAACGAGTCAGATAAAACTATTTACGAACCATAGGAGGAAATGATATGTCATACATGGGAGCTTATGTTATGTGGTTGGAAGAAGAAGGATTGGAAGGTATGGAACATGTCGAAAGATACCATAAAGAAAATCCACACATGATTCCACCAGATAGAACTATTTGTACTTTTCCTATTAAAGAAAAGATTGTTAAAGAAAATTTACAATCAATAGCAAAATCTGCTGAAGTACTTGGTTGGAATAAAGATGACAAAGAAGAAAACTAAGTCAGGAAAATACGAAAGAATATATAGAACTTATACTCTTGATGATGGTAGAATAGTAACCATAAAAGAATTAATGGATTTGACTGGGATACCACAGGCAAAACTTTATTATCGACTGACTAAATCAAGAGATATAAAACATCTATCTCAACCATTAAACAAATTTAAAAACAGGCATAGGTCTGCTTTCAAGGAGACTTATAAAGATACACCACCTGAAATAATGAAACTTTTATTTGGAAAGTGGTGACTTACTAGTTAAGAACTATGTTAAAATAGGAGTATGTATGGCAACAGAGATTCACGATGTAATAGTCAACATGGATATTATGTTAGGAGTGCCAAGTGAAAGTAGAGAGAAAGCTTATGAAGAGGTAGAGAATTATACTACTGAACAATTACTTTCATTAGCATTAGAACAGCTCCCATTCACCAACTTAGATGGGATTAAAGTGGGTGAAATAGGAGGTAAACCAACAATAAACTAATGAGAGAGTACCCTATTATAACAATAGAAGAGGAACAAGACTACTTATCAGACAAGCCTAAGTTCTATAAACTAGGCTGGTTAGATTGTAAAAACAATAGACCAATAAGAAAATTTACTTTACATAATAAAAAAGACGCAGCTGAAAGTGAAATGTATCACATAGGCTACGGTGATTACATAGCTAACATGGAAAGTGGTAGCTATTACTGATAACTTTATAGGAGATAAACATGTTAGTTCAAGGAACTACAATTTTCAACACAGCTCTGACTACCTTTGATACATATCAAGGGCAGCCAACTGAGAAGTATGCTTTGCAGATTACTCTGGATAAAAAAGAGGCAGCTAGACTGGCTAAGGAAGGAGTAAAAATCAAAGAGTACGAAGGGGAGCCAATCCGAAAGTTCACAAGTCGCTATGATATTCCTGTTTTTACTGGAAAGGGAGAAAGGTGGCATGATGAAATACCTAGCGGTTCAACGGTTAGGATTGAGTACACCACTAAAGAACATCCTACTGCTGGGCATGTACCTTATGCCAAGAGGGTGTTACTATTGGAAGTAGGTGAGGGATATGAAGGACAGAAAGAAGCGGATGAACAATTCTTCGCTGATGTTCCTGCTTAAATAAGGAGAGAAGGTAGCTTGGCTGACATACCCAAGACTCCCTCCTCCTCATAGTATGTCCGATTGATTACCGTAAGTAATCACCTATAAACCATAAACCTTGGAGGAGGATATGACGACAGCAAGAAAACCCTGTCCTAGTTGTAGAGAAGCAGGGAATGATACGAAAGGTGATAACCTAGTAGTATACGAGGATGGTAGTAGTCATTGCTTTGCATGTAACTACCATGAGCATGGAGAAGAAACCACAAGCTACAAGCCTAGGATTAAAACAAGCCAAGAGATTACAAGCTTAGGTGTCTATGGCAGCATACCTGATAGGAAAATATCAGAAGAGATTGCTACCAAATACAAAGTCAAGATAGAATATGGTGCTGATGGAAAGATAAGCAAGCACCACTACCCATTTACAGATAGTTCCTGCAAGATTATAGCTTGGAAAACAAGAGATGTTGCTACTAAAGGATTCAAGACTGTTGGTAAATTCAACGAAGTAGGATTGTTTGGTGAATGTCTATGGGAATCTGAAGGTAAATACCTAACCATTACAGAAGGTGAACTTGATTGTCTATCACTAGCAGAAGTATTCAATGGCAAGTGGGCGACAGTCAGTCTACGCAATGGAACAGGTAGTGTAGCTAAATCACTACAAGGTTCATTCGAGTTCATCGATTCATTTGAAAAGATTGTACTTGCTTTTGATAATGATAAAGCAGGAAGAGAGGCTATTGATAAAGCTCTGGAAATCTTTAGTCCAGATAAGATAAAGATAATGTCTTATCCTGAAGGTTACAAAGACATCAGCGATATGCTCCAAGCAGGATTAGTTAGAGAAATAGAAAATGCTTGGTGGAGAAGTAAAACCTACATGCCTAAAGATGTAGTAGGAGCTACTGAACTTAAAGATGTATGGATAAGTAGACCAGAAAGACAATCTGTTCCTTATCCTTGGATATGTTTAAACAAGAAAACTCATGGGTTTAGACTAGGTGAGTTAGTTACAATTACTTCTGGTACTGGTATGGGTAAGTCATCTATTGTAAGAGAACTTGAGCACCACCTCCTTACTACCACTCCAGATAAAGTAGGTATCATTCATCTTGAGGAAACTGTTGAGCGTACTCTGGATGGCTTAGTTGGTATTGAATTGTCTGTACCTTATCACCTTGATGAAGTCAGACAATCCTATTCTAAGGAAGCAGCAGATAAAGCTTTCGATAAACTATTCAAGAGAAAAGATGGTGAAGTTCTAACACTCTATGAAGGTAAAGAACTATCAGTTGAGAAGATAGTTAGTCGAATAAGGTTAATGGCTAAAGCACAAGGAGTTAAGTGGATTATCCTTGACCACCTTAACATCATCATGTCAGGTAATTACCGAGTAGATGAACGCAGGAACATAGATGCTTTAATGACACAACTAAGAGAAGTTGTTGTTGAAACAAACATAGGTATCTTTGTTGTATCTCACCTAAGTAGACAACAAGGAACAGCACATGAAGAAGGAGGAGAGATAAGCTTGACACACCTAAGAGGCAGCCAAGGTATCGCACAACTATCCAACATCGTCATAGCACTAGAGAGAAACCAGCAAGACGAGGATGAATGGATGAGGAACATAACGAAACTAAGGATACTAAAGAACAGATACACAGGTGAAACAGGAGAGACTGGACATCTACATTATGATAACGATACAGGTAGATTAACAGAAGTTGTCGTAGAATTGGAGGGATTAATATCATGAAAATGACAACTGATGAACTAAATACCAAAGTTCTAAAAATATTAATAGAACACTTAAAAGAGGAGAAATTAGAAGACAGAAACTCAGAATGGATAAGAGAAAATTCAGAATGGTTTTTAAATCTTATTGGTGTTGCTTATATAAGTGTAATATTTAATGAAGAATTTAATCCTAGAGATGCATGGAGATTTGAAGA